GATCTGGGAAGCGCGAGGAAAGAAAATTTTCCATACTTTTTATATCCATGAATTGTTCATCTGCATTAAATCACAATGAAACAAGAAAGGCCGTTAGTTGTTTTTGTCTAGGATAGCCCTAGATTGCAATTTAAGGCACCTCTCGCACGTCCTAGCGTTGTTTTGGCATAATTATGCCCCCTACATCTAAAGGGGCCAAAAACGGCCTTAAAATGCCTTGTATTGTTTTGCCCAAAAATAGTAATTTTTTATCAGTATTTTTTTATCAGTAATTTTTTATCAGTAATTTTTTTATCTGGATTGAGTTGTTACGAAAAAAATACACAAAAATCAAAACAACGATATTTTTCAAGACAAGTGTTATTGCAATTAACAACCAATCGCATAATTTGACAATGATGTTATTTTGCGTTATAATAATAATTAGTTCCAGTAAGTTCCATGAAAAACCGTTTAAGACGGTAGCAAATTGTACAAAAATAACTGCAAACTATTTAGGTGTAGAGTAACAGTTATTTTTTTGTCATTAAATTTTAAAATATCCGATAAAAATCGGACAAAAGTTACAAAATAAGTGGTATAATACGGCTATGATGACTGCGAATAAAATTTCAATCACACACATTAACACGTATTATCGCATGATTCATTGCAGGCACGCCCTGCGTACATAGATATGTGCGAGCTTAACCACACTAAAAGAAAGCTAAGTTTATTGTGATTTTTGACTGCTAGGAAAGACTGGCAATTGATGAGAATTAGCTCAGTTGGTAGAGCGTCTGACTGTTAATCAGAAAGTCACAGGTTCGAGTCCTGTATTCTCAGTTATTAACCTTGGTCGGATTAACGGTTAATTAAAACTGCTTACGAAAATTATCAGTTGACAAGCATGGTTGCAATATGGATTACACTTCTTGATAGCCGTTCGATTCGGAGGTTGTCAGTAGGTTAGGGAACTCTGAAGGTAACTAATCTAAAGAAAGGTAGAGATTGCCTTCGGTTATTCTCTTTTTTACGAGGTTAAAATGAAATTATCGTTAGATGAAAAGAAAATAAGAAAAGGGAAACCAGTCGGATTGCCTTACCAAGGTAGCAAGAAAAAAATTAGTAAAAAGATTGTTGAAATCATTAAGCAAAACTTTGGAACTGATAAACCGATATATGACATTTTTGGCGGTGGCGGTGCAATCACTGCCGAATGCATTTTAAACGGCTTAGATGTCCGTTATAACGACTTGGACGAAGCTATTACTGATATGTTCCAAAAAGTTTTAAACCAAGATAGGTAATGGATTAAGACGTTAATCGTTAGTCGTGAGGAATTTTTTGAAATTAAGGCGAAGGAAAACAAGACGACCGATGACTCTTTGAAATTGCTGATTAATTCTTTTGGTAACAACAGAAAACATTATCTATATAGCACAGAATGGTCAGATATGAAGTATAACCTAGCGATTGAGGTTATTACTAAGCACGATGTGTTTAGCGGGTATAAACAAACTGAAACGTATAAAAACGCTAGACGACCATACGATAAAGGTAAACCTGAAAAAAACAATGTACTACAACAGTTACAACGGTTACAACGGTTACAACAGTTACAACAGTTAGAACAGTTACAACAGTTAGAACGGGTAGAACGGTTAGGACGGTTTGAACAGTTAGAACGGTTAGGACGGTTTGAACAGTTAGAACGGTTAGAAGCAACAAATTTAAGTTACAATTGCTTTTCGGATGTTAAAGATAGTATTTTGTATCTTTACCCTCCATATCAAGGAACACATAATTATTATAAGCTTGAATTTGATAGCTTGAAGTTTTATGACTGGGCGTATGAAATGGCTAAAAATAATATCGTGATAATTTCGAGTTATTCAATTTCAGATGATAGATTTGAAGAAGTTTATAGCTTTGATAAAGCTAGAAGCACGCTTCAAGGTGGGATCGGAAACGGTAAATGTGAAAAATTATTTATGGTTAAGACATAATATTAGGTATGACTTTTTATTTAAATTAAGTATTAAAAAATATCCCGATTTGACTTTTATTTTTCAAACTGATATAATCATTTTATAAATCGTTAGTTTTTACTAACGTTTTCCACGTTCTCAATTTTGAGAGCGTGGTTAAATATGGTTAGTTTAACAGGCTAGTACGCCCACAATCTAGGTGGAAAGTCGCAGGTTCAAGCCCTGCACCATATTTCTTTGGTTAAGATAGTGAGGCCATCGGTTTGAACCCGAGAAAAGATGTATCATGTAGAGATACACGACTATCATAATACGCACCGCCTATGTTTTTAATGTAGGCGGTTCATATTCAAAACAAGGACAGAAATGTCTTTTTTTGTGCTATAATTATTTTAAAAAGGAGTATTAAAATGGCTAAAAAAAGAAAAGTACATCAAAATTCATTGAAGAACTTAAAAAACATTGGCGACCGTTCCCCTGAAGAAAAGTTCGCCATCCAGTCCGCAGGAGGTAAAAAGTCAGCTGAAAATCGCAGAAAGAAAGCAAACTTAAGAAAAGCGCTTGACCTCGTTCTTATCAATCAGGCACCAACGCCTAAAATGAAGAAGACACTCAAAGAACTGGGCTATGAAGAAACAACAGAGATGGCGGTCATGCTATCTCTTATCCGTAAAGCCTTAACTGGGGATGTTGGCGCTATCCGTTTAATCAGTGAAATATCACTTACTAATGCAGAAATTCAAGAACGTAGACAAATTGCCGAAGTCGAAAATATCGAAATCAAAAACAAATTACTACTCGCAAGCGACACAACAGGAAAAGAAGTTAAGCAAGACGAACGCTTACAAGATATTGCTAAGAGCCTGAGTGAGTTGCTATGAAGTTTACCACGAAACAACGAAAAATTATAAGAGAGCTAAACACTAAAAAAGATTGGCATATACTCATAACGCATGGTGCTAAACGTAGTGGCAAGACTGTGCTGAACAATATGCTATTCATTAAAGAACTGGCAAAGGTTAAGGCGACTGCTGAAAGTTTGGGGATTGATATACCGCAGTATATTTTGGGTGGATTTACAATGTCAACGCTCCGACAAAACATTATTTCAGAACTTGAAAACATGGGCATCAAGATTAAGACTGACCGCTACAATAATTTCATGCTTATGGGTGTTTATGTCGTGCAAACCTCAACAGGCGATATAGGAGGAATCGGGCGCATAAGGGGGATGACATCATTCGGGGCTTACGTAAATGAGGCCAGCTTATGCAATAGAGATGTGTTTGACGAAATAATCGCACGTTGTTCTGGTGCAGGTTCTCGTATCATTTGTGATACCAACCCAGACAACCCAGAACATTGGTTATTAAAAGACTATATCAATAACGAATCAGACCCTCATATATTAAATTATCATTTCGAGTTAGATGATAATGAGTTCCTAGACCCTGACTACAAGCGCAATATTAAATTATCAACCCCAAAAGGAATGTTTTATGACAGAGCTATCAAAGGCTTATGGGTATCTGGTCAAGGCACTATCTATTCAATGTTTGACAAATCCAAGATGTCGCTGTCTGAAGAACAAGCCTATGGGCAAACCTATGAGCGTTTCTTTGTTGGTGTTGACTGGGGTTTTAACCACCCGACTGCTTTTACTGTTTGTGGATATAAGGACGGTGTTTACACACTCATAGAGGAACACTCAGGAAGTGGTAAGGCTATTAAGCATTGGGAAGAAGTAGCGCTTGATATTGAGAAACGCTTCGGAAGGGGCATACCTTTTTATTGTGACACAGCTAACAGCGAACACGTAAGTGACCTTATAAGCGTTGGAATTAACGCATTAGGTGCTAACAAGTCCGTGATGAATGGGATTGAATACCTCAGCAGTTTAATGCAGAATGGCAGGTTCTTTGTCAACTATGATTCTTGTCCGCTTTTTAAAACTGAAATTTATAAGTACGTTTGGGAAGAAAAGACAGGACAACCTGTTAAATTAAACGATGACTGTATGGATTCATTAAGGTATGCCATTTATAACGATTACTTGCAACACGCAACCAAATCAGCAACTATTGAAGACTTTAAAGTCTTACGGAAATTTATGTGAGGAATGAAATGACCGATATTTTAAAAGTAAATGGATTCGAAACAGACACAGACATGATAAGTGGTAGTTTAACGAGTGAAAAACTTATCTTTGATGTACAGAGTAACATTCACTATAAAGCTGATGGCATAGACGAGTTGTTAGGCGATATTAACACGGTATTTGAATTTATCAAACACCACGTTCAAAATCAGATTTTTAGGCTTTCTGTGCTTGATGATTACTACAAAGGGCGCAACACAGCACTATTCACAGCAAACAGACGACTTACGGAAAACAAGTCTGACCACCGCATTGCCCACAATTTTGCGAAGATTATCACGCAATTCAAGGTAGGTTATATCACAGGAAACCCTATCAAAATTACAGCTATTGATGATGACGTGACAGATAAAATCACGGAATTTAACGACCTGAACGAAGCTGATACCCTTAACACAGAGCTTATGCTTGATGTATCTAAATATGGGCGAGCCTATGAAATTCAGTACCGCAACAAAGACGATGAGGATATAAGCGTATTATCGAACGTTTTTGAAACATTTGTCATTTACGATACAGCCCTAGACCGTCAAGCACTTATGGGAGTTCGCTATGTAAAAGTTATCAAAGACACAAAAGACTATTACAATGTGACTTTATATACTGATAAGCAAGTCATTCAAATTGACGAGGTAGACTTAACAGCTTCTGACTTTAAAAACAAATTTGAAAACGCTGACTTCTCTAATCACTTTTATGGCGATGTACCAGTAATTGAGTACGCAAACAACCGTTTCCGCATGGGCGATTATGAAGACATGCTAAGTCTATTTGACGCTTACGACCAAGCGACAAGCGACACAGCTAACCACTTGACTGATACGATTAACTCACTATTAGTTATTTCGGGCGACTTTAAAGTGGCAGGACTTAAAGCTGAGGATATGTCTAATCAAATCAAAAAATACAACTTATTAGGTTTGCAGAGTGGACGTGACTTATCAGGCAAACAGACTAGCGTAGATGCAAAGTATATTAGTCCTGAACTTAATGTCAGCGATGCAGAGCTTTACAAGGAACGTTTAAGAAAAGATATTTTCACACTTTCAAACGTACCAGACATGACAGACCAAAATTTTAGTGGTAATTCAAGCGGGCAAGCTATGAAATACAAGCTATTTGGCTTTGAGCAGACTATTTCAGCGACTGAGCGAGTTTTCAAAAAGTCTTTGATTAAACGATACAAATTACTTTTTTCTAAGTTGAAAACATTAAAAGAAAGTAAAGGACTTAATGAACTGTTAAAAGTTACGTTTATCCCTAACTTACCTAAGGCAGTTACTGAAGAACTTAAAATGCTTACGGATAGCGGAACACCTGTTTCGACACGTACTAAGCTAGGGCTAGTGTCATTTATTGATGATGCAGATGTTGAGCTTGATTTGATTAGTGAAGAAGAAAAAAGTACACAACCTGTACCGAACCAATACCCTGATAACTTTACAACTGAAAATGAATGAGGTGCTGAATGGAAAGCTTCGAGTATTGGCGCAATCGTGAACATAAGACGATTGACAAGATAGAAAAAAACCAAGAAAAGTTTTTAAAAAGTATTTCAGATGAATATGACAAGGCGCTTGAAGATATTGAAAAAGAAATAAACAGGAACTTTTTAAAATATTCAAAAGACAACTTATTGACTATATCAGAGCTTATGAAAAAGGCTGATAAGTTTGATGTCGTAAAATTCAATGACAAGGTTAAGAAATATATCGAGCGTGGTGTATTTGACAAGTCCATGAATGACCTGAGCATTTACAACTTGAAGATGAGAGTTAGTCGACTAGAATTTATGAAAGCAAAGATTGAATTTGAAGTTGACAAGCTGACTAACCAATTAAAAAGCGAGTACGAGGAACAACTCAGAAAAGAAACGATTGATGAGTATAAGCGACAATCAGGCATACTTGAACCGCATATCAATTATGGCGCTAATACGGTTGCGGTAATCGTCAATAGTAGCTTCTACAATGCTAATTTTTCACAAAGGCTATGGGGCAATGGAGAAAGTTTAAAATCAGTTATCAACACAACGGTCAACCGTTTAATTTTGCAAGGTGTACACCCTGACAAGATGATAAGCGAGTTACGCAAGCTGTTTGGTGTTTCATATTCGGAAGCTAGGCGTGTGCTTATAACTGAAAGCGCTAGAGTACAAGGCGATGTACAAATTGACAGCATAGAGCAGGCAGGCTTTAATTCTTATGTTTATATTGCAGAACGCAGGTCGTGCGTGATTTGTGGCAGTCTTAACGGAAAAGTCTTTCTAGTGAAAGATAAAGAGATTGGCTTGAATATGTACCCAATGCACCCAAATTGTAGGTGCCGAATAGCACCTTATGAAGATGAGAAATAGTCTTGACAATACGTCATAATTTGGTATAATGAATTTGTGCTTGATACGCACAATCCTTTCTATCCATGTTTGTCATGTGGCTATCCTTTCAGAGTAAAAAAGCAATCGTTTTCCAATTTGACGGTTGCTTTTTTATTTTACTTTTGATATAATAAAAATGTAGACGATGTGATGATTGTTTGCCTCCTGTTGGTTTGGAAAAAGTCGCTTAAAATTTTAAGTGATTTTTTTTAATTTTCATGGTATAATAATTTTGTAACAAGCTTATCTCTTAAAGCTAAATAAATAAGAGGAAAAAATAAGCGTGTGTGAGTTGAATGTTTGTGGTAATCGTTTTTGGGGAAACGTGAGAGGGGTTACCGCTTTATGGCTTTCATGGGCAAAAAAAGAGGAGTATTAAAATGGCGGAAGATAACACAACCGTAGGCGAACAAGCAATTGAAAGTGCAGAGGGTGGCGAAAAAGAAACGCTGACTTTTACGCAATCAGAACTTGACAGCTACACGGACAAGAAAATCAATAAGGCGCTTGAAACTAAAACAGTTAAAATGCTTGAAGAGTTTGAGCAAAAGCGCAAAGAAAGCGAAGATAAAGCCGTGAAACTCGCACAAATGAGCGAGAGTGAACGCCTTAATGCAAAGATTGCTGAACGTGAACTTGAAGTTGAAAAACGTGAAAAAGAAATCAAACTTCAAGAATACCGCTTACAAGCTGAATCTGAATTGTCTAACCTTGATTTGCCTAAGTCTTTAGTAAGTCTTGTATTGTCTAATGACGTTGAAACTACTCAAAGCAATATCACGGAGTTATCAACAGCTGTTGATAACATTGTGAATAGTCGCATTAAAGAGCTTGCACAACAGGACACACCTAAAGGCGCAAAAACAACTGTTTCAAGCTCATCAACTCAAAACGACCTCATGAAATTCGCTCATGAGGCGAGAATTATTTAAGGAGATTTAAAATGGCACAAACATTTAAACCTGATAATGTAACGGTCTTACAAAACAAAAACGGAGAAATTCCAAGTGATACAACACTATTAATTCAACAAGCCGTTATCGCTAACTCTAAGGTTATGCAACTTGGTAAAGTTGAACCTATGGAAGGCTTGAAAAAAACTTTTGAAGTCTTTGTCAAAGGCGGGGGCGCTTACTGGATTAACGAAACTCAAAAAATCCCAACAGCTAAATCTGAATTTAAAACAATCACGATGGAAGCTAAAAAACTTGCTGTAATCTTACCAGTTTCAAATGAATACTTGACAATGAAAATGCCTGCTTTCTTTGAATTTATGAAAGATAAAATCGCAGAAGCCTTCTACAAGAAATTTGATGAAGCGGTAATTGTTGGTCATAACAACCCTTTCAAACAATCAATTGCACGTTCAATTGAAACAACTGGTAAAAACAAAACCGTTGCAATTTCTTATGATAGTATCCTTGGTCTTGAAGATGACCTCTATAAAGATGATATCGAAGCTAACGCTTTCATCTCTAAAGTTCAAAACCGCACAGACTTACGTAACTCTGTTAAAACAATCAATGGCGTGTCTCAATCACTTTATGAACGAGCAACAAACACGATTGACGGAGTAACAACAGTTGACTTTAAGTCTGAAAACTTCCCTAAAGGCGCTTTGATTGCAGGTGACTTTGATAACTTGGTCTATGGTATTCCACAAGGTATGACATTCTCAGTATCTGATTCAGCGCAGTTGTCAACACTTTCAAATGAAGACGGTTCGCCTGTAAACTTGTTCGAACAAGATATGCAAGCGTTACGTGTGACAATGCACGTAGCTTGCATGATTATCAAAGACGAAGCATTCTCAGCGCTTAACTTGCCTAAAGATGAGAAACTATCAGAAACTATGCCTGGTCATGAAAAAGCTATTTCAACTGATAAAGATGCAGTTACTAACTCAAAAACACCAACACCGCCTTCTGGACTTGGAGTCTAAAAACTGAAAAAATAAAGTAAAAAGGAGGGGTATTGATAAATGAGTGAAACAGAAATTTTAAAAGAAGTCAAGACTTTAATAGGTATTAAAGACGAAGATGATAAACAAGACAGCGTGTTAAATGTTTTGATTAGCAACACGGCTTCACAATTTAAAATTATTCTCGGAGAAACTATCATACCTACTGAACTTTACTTCATCTGGTCTAATGTCGTAGTCTCTAGGTATAATCGTCTAGGTCAAGAAGGTATGGTTTCATATTCACAAGAGGGCGAGGGTTTTCGCTTTCAAACGAGCGACTTTGAACCGTATATGACCTTGATTGATAAGTTTACTGGGGATGATGGTCATGGTAAGGTGGTATTTTTTACATGAGATACACAACTACCGTTACCGTCTTAAACGAGAAAAAAGAATACGTTTCAGATATTCTAGCTAATGTCACAGATGTTGGTACTGAAAAACAAAATCAAATTTTTGGTAACTTGAAAGAAGATAGAAAGTGCGTGAGAGTTCGCAACTTTGAACCTTTCAGAAGTGGTTATATGAAATTTGACGGTAAGATGTACCGTATTTTGAAAAAGATGACAACCAGCAAGTCAGATGTTTTCTATATTGGGGAGTACCGATAATGTCTTATTCTTTCTCTGTATCTGGTGTAAAAGAGTTTCAGAAACTTTTAAACACAGAAGACAAAATAAACAAAGTAAAAGACGTTGTAAGAGTAAACACAGCTCAGTTGGCAAGAAATGCTAGTAAATTTGTACCAGTTGATACTGGTACGCTTGCAAGGTCTGGTAAGAGCGCTATATTAGACGGTGGAATGACTGGCGAGTATAGTTTTAGCACCAATTATAGTGCTTATGTAGAATATGGTACACGGTTCATGTATGGCAGGTTCTATCTTAAAAGAGCATTTGACCTACAGACAGAAAAATTCTATAATGATGTTAAGGGGGCTTTGAATTGATAAATCCATATCAAGAAATGTTTGATAAAATAAAAGAGGTATCTGAAAGTTTAGGCTTTGATACTTACGATTATCTACCCGATGAGTTTACAAAGTACCCTTTTATATTTGTCGGAGAAATGTTTCAAAATGACGAGCTGACTAAGACTAAAAATCGAGGACAGTTAAATATTTTGTTACACGTTTTTGACCATCATGATAGACGAAAACAAGCTCAAGAAATGCTAAACAAATTGTTTGCTGAGGTATCTTATATCGGTAAAACAGAGCATTTCAAGTGGCACGAAAAACAATCAGAAATTCATATCATGTTTGACAACTCAGACAGTACACCATTAGTACATGGCGTGCTTGATATGGTTTTAGAGTTTGCATAAAGGAGATTATAATAATGGCTGAAGTTATTGAGGGTAAACGAGTTATCCTATTGTTCCGTTTGGTAAGAGAACGTGCAGTAAAACCCGCAACACAGTTGGCATACGAAATTAGCAATACGCTTAATCGTGAGCGAAATACTGAGGAACAAGAAACAAAAACGGGAATGATTAAATCTGTAGGCGCATCAAATGAAAGTATTGAATTTGAGTTCTTGCAGTCGTCAGCAGAAATTAACGAGATGTTAAACTATGCTTACGAAAACAACGAAGAAGTAGAGTTCTGGCGTGTGAACCTTGACAAAAAAGATAAAACTGGTAAATATGATGCTTATACTGGTACTGGGTTACTTGCATCTTATCCATTATCCGCTGAGGTTGCTTCTAATGCAACTATCTCGACTACTTTGAATATTCAAGGTGTTGTAGGTCGCATTAACGCTACAATCACAAGCGACCAACAAGAAACAGCGCAAAAATACTATGATACAGTTGCAGGTATTGCTGAAGCTACTAAAGTTAAAGCCTATGAACCTAAAGGGCAAGTTACTAGCACGGCAGTATAACCTCAAAATAGCATTTTAAACCACCGCAAGGGCAAGCATTTGGTTGCTAGTCCTTGTTTTTTTAAAAATAGAAAAGAGAAATCAAAATGGCAAAAGCAGTTAAAACAAAAGACGTTAAAGCAGTAATCGCAATCGATGAAACAAATTACAAACTAATTTTTGGTTTGAAGTTCCTCAAAGAAATTGGTATGCTACCGAACAGTTCAACAGATAACACGGTTGCATTTTCTGAAATGGTTGGCGGTATTATGGAGTTTGACCCTTTTTCATTGCTTAAAGCCTTAAAAGCATCTCTTATCACTTATGACGACTTGGACGAGAAAGCGATTGAAGAATGGTTTGAAACAACTGAACAAGTAGATTGGTTGTTTGAAAATTTTACGAAGTTCTTGGAATCAGCACCATTAACAGCCAAGAAAACGAAACAACTGATGGTGTACTTCAAAAAAGCGATGGCAGAAATGGAAATCCCAGAGGTATAACTTTAACCTATCATCAAGCGGTCGTTAATTGTTTTAGGTATTATCCTACTTTGACAATTAAAGATATTGACAGGATGACTATTGATGAGTATTATATCAGATTAGAAAGTCAACAGCTTGCTGAACTTGACAATGAGTATTTGGAATACGTAAATGCTTTAGCAGTCAGAGCTTATAAGGCTACAAACAAAGCCGGAGATAAGTACTTGTATAACAATGTTATTGATTTGTTTGACAGGAAAGATATCGAAAGAAAAATGACAAACAAGGGGGAAGAAAAGAAAAATGATAAAGCCATGCTTATGAGTATGGCTTTAAATAAAATGAAAGAAAAAGGGGACTAATATGTCACTATCTCAAATAATAACAGCTAGATTACAAGCTAGAGATGAATCTTTTTCAAGCACCCTAAAAAAAGCAAGTAGCGCACTTTCCGAGTTTTCAAACAGCGGTAAGCAGATAGCGCAATCACAATCAGGAATCAATAGCACATTCAAGTCAATGGCAGGTGCTATTGGTCTTGTTAAGGTTGCAAGCGCTGGCATTTCAACTATCATGAATAATATGGAGGGTGCAGTTTCACGTTTCGACATCTTGCGTAACTTCCCAAAAATCATGCAAAACATGAATGTTCCAATTGAAGACAGCACAAAGGCAATCAATGAGCTTTCTGACGGTATAGACGGGTTACCAACCTCGCTTGATAGCATTGTAAAGACTACACAGCAACTTTTTCCAATCATGAACAACGATATCAAGAAGGCTACTAAAAGCTCGCTAGCGCTTAACAACGCATTTCTAGCGAGTGGCTCAACAAGTGCGGATGCTAGTCGTGGACTTATACAATATAGTCAGATGTTAGCAGTTGGAAAAGTTGATATGCAGGCATGGCGCACGCTTCAAGAAACAATGCCATATGCACTAAGCAAGACAGCTAAAGCGCTTGGAATTACTAGCGGGAACACCTCAGAGCTATATCAAGAATTAAAATTTGGTGGCATTACACTTGAACAGCTTAATGATAAATTCATGGAGCTTAACGATGGTGTCGGTGGCTTCGCTGAGGTAGCAAAAACAGCAACTGGCGGTATTGGAACAGCTTTCGCTAACTTTGGAACACGTGTCAAAAAGGGGCTTGAAAAAGCCTTGGGCGAGTTTGATAACACAGCTAAGCAATTGACTGGTTTAGATATTGCAACTATTATTTCAAACGCAGGTACTAAAGCATCAAAAGCGATTGAAGGAAGCGCTAAAAAGATAACTGGCTTTATTAACAATAATAAAGAAGTGATTAAATCTTTCTTTGACTTTATAAAAACAAAGTTTGAACAAGCTAAAACATTGCTTACACCGTATGTTGAAGCTTTTAAAGCAGGTTTCAAAGAAATAATACCACCAGTTAAAGAGGCGGTAGATGCAGTTATCACAAGCCTTGGTTTACTCAGAATACAACTTGACGCATCTGGAAGCGTTGATAAATTTAAGTCAGGTATCACAGTTGCAACTGATGCCATTAAAACATTCGCAAACTTTGTACGTGATAATTCTGATAAAGTAGCTTATTTAATTGAACAATTGCCTAAACTTTTGGCAGGGTATATGGCGTTTAAAAAGATAACTGAAATCAGTAAAAGCATTGCAGGTTTTTCAGCTAACGTTTTAAATACGTCTTCTAAAATAAATGACTTTGTAAAAAAAGCTAACACTTTCACAATTGACAACATGAAAAAAGGTCTTGATATTATAAGTCCTAAATTGACAACGGTTGGCAATGGATTTAAATCACTAGGGAGTGCAATTTCACACCCTAAAACTACATTGATTGGTTTTGGGGAAACACTATCTGAGTTCTCTTTGAACGGTCTTAGTGCAAGTGGTATAGTTGCTAAAATGTCAAGCGCTTTTAAAGTCGGGTTTGTCAACGCTATGTCAATAGCAGGAGGAGCGGTTAAAGGCTTTACAGCTACATTAATGGCTAACCCAATTGGGCTAATTTTAGCAGGTATCACAGCATCGGTTGCGGTGTTTGCATTGTCTTGGAAAGGTAACTTTGGTAACGTTCAGGGAGTTACTAAGACGGTATTAAGCAACCTTGGCAATACGTTTAAATCAATTGGAAGTGAATTAGGTAAGTTAGCAGATAGCATTAGTCCAAGTATCAAAAAATATTTGATAATGGAAAATGTCGCAAAGGCATTTGGAGCTAGTTTGCTAGCATCTCTTACTCCAATCGGTCTAGTGATTGATGCTTTTAGAGTTATTATCATGACGATTACTGGGGTTATCAACTCATTTAAACTGGCATACTTACAAGTCAAACGGTTCTTTTCAGTAGGTAGCGAACGCAAGAAACTTACTGATGAGATTGAAGCAGTTGAAAAGAAACTTAAAGGTACTTACGATGGACTAGCTGAAAACTCAGCTACAAAAGCCATTTGGTCTGGTTTTAGTGAAATCGGCAAAAAGGGTGTAAAAACCGCATCTGATTATAAAAACATGGCTGATTCTATCATTTCAGACAACCAAAAAATTGCTGAAAGTAGTCAACAAACAGGTCAGAAAATCTCTGAATCTGGTTCTAAAGTTTCGGAAGCATTCAACGTTGATGGTGCAAGTGAAAGAATTAAAACACAATCAGAAGCACAATTAGAAATCGTCAAACGTTTTGGCGAACAACGTGCTGAACTTCAATCTAAACAGTCAGAACTTGAAGCACAGCTTTCACAAGCGAAAGATAGCGAGAAACAAGGCGCTTTGATTAAATATCATCAAGGTATGATGGAGCTTTACAACACAAATAACGCTGATGTTCTTACCCTCATGAAAAACAATAGCGAACAGCTTAAAGCTAATAAAGATATTGAGGGTAAAGAGCTTACAGAAGCCCAACGTAATGCAATGATAGAACAAAACAATGCTTTGCGTGAAGGACTCATGGAACAACAACAAATTGTCGTAGATTCATCACTTGCTAAAATTGCAAGCGGTAAAAAGCTATCACAAACTGAACAGGCAATGGTACAAAGTAACTTAATTGCTTTGTATACAAATGAAAAAGAACTTATCAGTTCAAACGAAGCACAGATAGCTGAACTCAGAAAAGTGGCAGGCGATAAGACAAACGAAATCGCAGCAGCGAACGCACAAGCTAAGCTAGACCAGTTACTCGCAAGCAATGAAACAGAGCGGGCAAAAATGACTGAAAATCAACAAGCTATCTTCCAGATTTTGACTACAACAGGTCAATTAAATACGCAAAAAGTTGCTGAAACTTTGCAAGCTATGGGCATTACAACTGACGAGGGTCTTGCCCAACTTTACTTAAAATACCAACAAAACAACGCAAACACTTCTGACCAATTAACGGTACTTGCGGGTATCATGCAGTCTAAAGGTATAGAAGGAACTAATGCACTTGTACAAGCATTGAGTAGTGGCGACTTTTCAGGTATTAGCGCACAGAACGCTCAGGCAGTTATTCAAGGACTTTCAACACTTCCTGAAAGTATGTTCGCAAACGGTCAAGCAGGTAAAGACCAACTTATTGCATCACTTTCAAGTGGTACGGTAGATGCAAGCACCGTAGCATCTCAGATTACAACAGCTTTAGGTACTGGCTTATTACAAGGTCGTGAAGGTGTTTCTTCAGCAGGTCAACAAGTCATTAACGAAGCCAATGAAAAAACTAAAGCTAAAGCCCAAGATTTTCTTACTACTGGTGGACTTCTCACAGAACAATTAGGAAAAGGTATTTCAAACGGCAAACAAGGTGTAAAAAATAGCGTACAGTCAACTGTGGCTTACGGCCAAACACCTGATTTGAGTGGTTTCGTTCCTATTGGTGGGCATATTTCAAGCGGTATTGCATCTGGTATTACTGGAAATAGTTTCATGGTAGAAAATGCAGTCGCTACCGTTGTTCAAAACGCTAAGGCTAGAGCAACAAAAGAGGGAGAAATCCATTCGCCATCAAGACTTTTCAAGCGAGAAGTAGGGCAATGGATTCCTGCAGGTGTTGCGAAAGGTATTGATGAAAATGCTTACCTTGTAGACCGTAGCGTGGCAAGCATGATAAGCGATGTCAACCGTGACTTTGACTTTGGACGTGATACTAACTTTGGCGCAAACGTTAATAGCGAAATTTCTCATACGGTCAAAAACCCAATATTTGACAAGCTATCACAAGCCTTTGAAGATATTAAAAATTTAAAAGTTGTGATGGATACTGGTAGACTTGTAGGAGAGATTGGCGAAAGTGTCAATGGCTTTCTAGGTCAACAAACGCAAAATGATTTGAGGTACAGATAATGGAAAAAGTATGGTCAAATGAATACATGGAGGGCTTCCAATTTGGGGGCTTTTCGTCTATTGATAATGGTTTTTATTTGACAGAACACGATGCACCAACACCAAAAGAAAAAGAAATAATTGAGGACATTCCTTTTATGCAAGGAGTTTACGACTTTTCTTTCTTACTTGGGGAGCGTGTTTTTAGTAATCGTAAGATTACATTTGAGTTAGTTCGTCCGCTTGAACCTTACGAGGTAAGGAAACAAGTTCAAGCAGAAATGAAGAACGCACTAATGATTAAGGGAGTTGGTAGACTTGAAGATACCTACCTTAAAGAATTAAACGCTTATTGGTCTGGAAAATGTGAGAGCGTGACATTTTCAGATAGTGAAAGTCATTGGACTTTGAAAGCCACGGTAGTGTTTGAATGTTATCCGTTTGCCTTGAAAAATTCAGATGGTTATTCAGATAAATTTGATGATGAATATTTTACTGACGGTGTAGACCAATGGACTGGCTTTTATATTCAAAACTATAAAAATGTTTTGCTGATAAATGACGGTATAAATGCAGTCAGTCCGCAGATTGAAGCGGATAGCAACATGACGATTAAATTTAATGATGAATTTATTGAAGTTAAAAAGGGCAAAAATAAAGATTTGTTTTTCAAACTTCAAAAAGGAGAAAATCGTTTTTCAATTTATGGAAATGGTCATATCAGTTTCTATATTGAAACGGAGGTCATGTACTAATGTATAAAGCTTACTTAAAAGAGACTGACGACAGCCGAGATAAAAAGACGATACACGAACCGTTAAATTATGGTAATAAACTATCATCTGGCGAGTTAAAAGTATCGCTAGAGGGTTTGGGGATATCAACATTTGAATGTTCCTTGTCAATCGCTAACAGCTTGTATGGCAAGACTAAGCCTATTACTAACATGATTTGTGTGTTAGATTCAAACGGAGAAAAAGTTTTTCATGGCAGGATTGCAAAGATTACTAAAAGCATGACATCAAGCGGAGAATTTTCAGAAAAAATCTTATGTGAGGATAGAAAAAGTTATCTGTATGACAGTACTCAAAAATATTTAAAACCGACGATTATGTCAGTAAGAGAGTACTTGCAAAGATTGCTAGATGAGCATAATCGACAAGTTGAACCATTCAAACAGATGCGTTTAGGGAATGTCACGGTAGGAGATAGTGAACAAATTTACCGTGGTATCGGCTATTACAAGACAGCTGAATTGATTAAAGACAGGTTATTAGACCGATTAGGTGGATATCTAGTTTTGAGAGAGGACACACAAGGAAGTTTGATACTTGACTATTTAAAAGATTATGGCGAAGTGTCAAGAACACCATTACAAATTACACGTAACTTGCGGTCAGCTACTCGTGATATTGACATCTCAGAGCTTGCCACACGTATTGTGCCACTTGGGCAAGAAATTGAAACAAGTGAAACTGTTGAAATCGGTACAGACTTTTCAAGACCTAAACATACAATAGCAGATGTGAATGGTGGAGTTGACTACTTACAAGACTTTGAATTGATTGCTGAGTTTGGTATTATCCAAAAAAATGTTGATTTTCAAAATGTGACAGACCATAACGTGTTAAAAAGACGTGGCGAGGAGTATTTAAAAAATCAGCGTGCCATGCTTGTGAGTTGGACGGTTGAAGTGATTGAGCTTGGCTTGATTGATAAACGTTATGAGCTGATACAGGTTGGTAATAGTTATCCAATTGAAAACCCTATGCTTTATGGTGCTGAGACCTTACAAGTTACTGAAAAAACAGTAAATATTCTTGAACCTCAAAGAATTGTACTGACAATTGGAAGTAGCAAAAAGACCTTATCGAGCTTTCAACAAAGTTATTCAAACTTACAATATACTTTAAGCGACACACTATCTAGCGTAAATTTTCAGATGAAAAGCACAAATGAAGTTTCTCAAAAACTTGAAGGAACTAACGTCACTTTGACTGAAACAGTTGGAGAATTAGAAAATACAAAAATTTTAGCAGAAGGTAACCAAACTAAGATAGAAAGTGTTAAAATAGAAACAAGTACTATTAAAGAAAATTTAGACGAAACTATCAGAATAAATGATGAACGTTCTAAATTATTATTACAACAAATTGAAGATTTGAAAAATCAAATTAACAATTTGAAATAAAAAAAGGGGGATTGAATGGCATTTGAACAAAACGGTCAAAAGTATTATGATACTCAGCCGACAGGCGAGGTAAATACAACCGTAAAGTATATCGACCCAACAGATGTGCCTGAGATTGACGAAGAAATTAAAAACGGTGTCATCAGTAAATTAGCGCAAGATATTGCAAGTTGGATTCGTACAAAAATGTGGCGCAGACACGTTCGTGAAGCACTTGCGAGGTCAGTTGAATATTTCAGCGTATTATTTAACAAGTTGAAAGAAATCGTAGAAAGTAACACAATTAGGCAAGACAACGTAGAAAAACGTCAGTCTAAACTAGAGCGTGATTTTATTTCAGTAACTTCTGGTGCTACCGTAGACAGCGAGGTTATAATCGCACGTGGTAGTGATGTCTATGGTCAGTTTAACACGTTAGACTTGCGACTTGAAAACATTGAAAAAATTATGGCTAACTTTGTTCCATCTGGATTTATCGTCAAAATCAATCATAATCTTGGTAGAAATCCTACCGTTACGGTTAAAAAATATGATTGGGCGATTGGTACAGAAACAAATGGCTTTGATACAGCACCAGATGGATTGTTTGGCGGTGGCGCTGTTGAAACGGTACCAACTAATTTAATCTATGCTAGTGGTGTAGTCTATGTGCATATGCCAGCAGTTTACAGACAAAGTGGCGAGTTCATTATTCAATCTGATACAAAGTTGTTGCTTATTGATGGTATTCATACACTTAATTTTGCGGTTGAAGGAGGTCTCATAAATGGAAAAATCGATTGATAAATTCAGAGTTTTATCTCAGGTTGAAGCTGATACAAACATTGATAAAGATACGCAAAAAACTATCATAAAAGATGAAAAAGAAAAAGAGGAGAATTGAAAATGGAAAAAATTTATAGAGGTATGGCAAACGGTGCTGAGACTATTGACCGTAACTTTAATAATGGATATGGTCAAAAAGTCGGAGACATTCATATCAGTATTGATAGTTCAAATCCTAGCGCAAGATTTGGCGGTACTTGGGAAAGAATTGCTAAAGGGCAAGCGATTGTCGGTGTAAATGAAAGTGATTCAGACTTTTCAACTCCTGAAAAAACAGGCGGTGAAAAAACTCACGCTTTGACAGCTGAAGAAAATGGTCCGCATACTCACTCTTATAAAATGACAGGAAACAATAATGCTGTAAAAGTTGAAGCCTCAACCACTTTTGGTACTAGTCAATCAGTCAATACAAACACTGGAACATCAGGGAATGGGACACCACACAACAACTTACAACCGTTTTTCACTCTTTATATTTGGAAACGTACAGCTTAGAAAGTGGTATTTATGTGGGTAATTGACTTTTTCTACTTTCTAAAAGAATGGTGGTTCATCATATCTATGGTAATTGTCGGTATTGCATCTTTTAAAAAAGGGATTGATAGTATCAATAGTAATTTGAAAGATGTGGTTCATGAAATATCAAAATTCAACGAAAAAATAAAATTATCTGAAAAGGATAGAGAAAGAATCCACGTAGAACTTGAAACACACAGAGAAAGGCTTGATAATCATGAGTTGAAATTTGCGAGCTATAATGAAAAAATAGCTATATTATTTAAGGAGAATGAAAAAAAATGAACTTAGATTTTATTTTAGACAAGTATGTACCAGTCATCATGGTTGCGACTTTGACAATTGGATATATTATCAAAGAAACACCTGCACTTAAAAAAGTTGCTAACGCCTATATTCCTTTGATTGTTACGATTACAGGGGCTTTACTTGGTGTCATTATCAGTAGTTTATCAGTTGAATCATTCGTCTATGGTGCGGTTAGTGGCCTAGCTTCAACTGGCTTACATCAAGCGTTCACTCAGCTTTTAAACATTGGAAAGGGGGAGTAATGGTTAAAAATATTAATGGAGACATTTACAGCGATGTTATCACACGTTCCAATGATAATGCTATGCCATCAAGCTCTAGGGGTGGTTTTGTACCTGAGTTTATCGTCATCCACCATATGGCGACCACTTCGTTTGAGGGCGGTATGGCGACATGGTATGGAGGTGGAACGTCAGCAAACTATGCTGTAAGTGATACTGAAATTGTCGGTTGTGTTGGCGAAAATTATTCGGCATGGCACGCAGGTGGTACAAGCGCATACGACATACCGAACATTTCAAACATTAACGCACGGTCAATCGGTATTGAACACGTAAATTCAACAGGTGCGCCATCGTGGCAGGTGTCTGATGCGACAATTCGCAACAGCGCTAAATTAGTAGCAGATATTTGTAAACGTTACAACATTCCTATCACACGTGACCGCATCAAACGACACGGAGAAATCACTAAGACACAATGTTGTGGTGGTCTTGATATTGATAAGCTTGTCAAGTATGCACAAGATATCGCAAACGGTGTACAACAAAATAATTACTTAATTAAAAAAGGAGATAAAAAAATGACTATTGTTTTTTCTTACAAAGGTGTTGGCTATTCTGCAATCGACGGTACTATGATAGCTTTTACAGAAAACAAGTATTGGGATAAAGTTAATAGCATCGCTTCAAAAAACGGTACTTTGTCTGACTTAGGTGAGATTAGTGAAGCGCAATACAATCAATTTGTAAAAGCGTACAAATTCGGTAAATAAAACAAAAAGCCCTTAATCAGGGGCTTTTTTATTGCAAAAAAAGAAACTTCTTGAAATCCGACCAAGGAAGAAGTTTCTAAGCAGTTTACACTCTAAGACAAGCAATGTAATTGTACACGTTTTATTGCCATATTTCAAGCGTTAAATTATTTTTAGCGTTGTTCATGATACGCCCTTTTAATTGTTCAATAGTCGCTTGTCCTTTTGTTGGTTCGATTAAGACAATTCGTTCCAAGTGATGCAAACTAGATATACCGACACCAACTGTTTGAATTGTTGCGACAAGTTGCGAACTTTTGAAAAACTCAAACCTATCATCTTTTGAAGTGTCGCCTGTCACGACATGGTATTGTAAGTAATTGGCGATGGCATAAGCTAACTCAGGTGTCTTTGTAACGATTAACACTTTTTCGCTTTTAAGTTCATCTAACTCATCGGTAAACTCTTTTAATAACCATTTTATTTTAAAAGTTTCAAACGAGCCTTTCCAATCAAAAATGCAAAGTTGACGCATGAAGTTTAACTTGCTTGCTTGACCACTTGACGTTGGGAAGAATTTCAAACCGTCATCTCTTGTAAAAATCTTATGCTTGATGTTGTCATACCAATCAATAAATTTTACAACTACTTTATCTTTTTTGATGTCACGCTTTAAAGAAATTAAGTTATTCAATTTTTCCTCAAAGTTATCAGCCCAAAGATTTGGTACAGTTGGTGGTATAAATCTTTTAACGCCTAGCCTATCCATTTTTAATGCTTCTTTTTCATCAACAACTAAATAATCATGAGCAAAAGACTGTTTTGTTAAACTTTTCACAAAAGGCTGAGCATGAAAGAAAGTCTTTGCTATCTGATAATAATTAAGATTATCATTTCCTGCAGGTGTTGCAGATAGACCAACCAAGTGCAAACTTTTCTTTTTTTGCAAGTATTTCATGGTCTTGCTTTTTAACATATCTTGAAACTCGTCAATAATGATAATATCGTGTAAATTCCAGTTATATTTTTGGGCATTGTCTTTCATGTTGAGTTTATTTATCGTAATGACCTCGTAGGAACTCACTCCTTGCGTTTTAAGCTCTTCTATCCATTGTTTCGATAACTTAGCAGGGCATATGATTAAAGGGCTTACGTAACGTTTTAAAGCCATTGTCGCAGTTCTGGTTTTCCCAAGTTGCGTTTCAAACTTTAAAATGAAATTTTCAAATCTTTTTTTTACAATTTTGTCAGCTACTTCTGCCTGTATCCTGCTTAAATCATCATAGTCAACGACATTATCGTCAATCATTTTTACAAGATGATTTTCCATTATCTGATTACTCCTAATTCTAAAAAGCCATTTACGATAACTTTTACCCAGTCATTTTTGGTATCGCACTCAACAATAAACCCATGATATTCTTTGCATTGTTCCATGACAATATCTTTTGTCTTTTGTAGTCTTTTTTCAGTAATTGGTTTTCTTGCTACTTTTTTGTTCACTTTAAAGTAAATTTTAAAAATCGTGTAAATATCGTCAACGTTACGACAATTTAAAACTAATTCTTTCAATTCCATGTTATACCCTGCTTTCTAATTCGTTCATCAAGTAAAGATTAAAGTTAAAGTCTAATCTACTTGCATAGTTCAAAGCGTGTTTTAAAGCGCTTGTCACGTCTTTGTGATGGCTATCATCATACCTAATTAGTTTATTCACAACACTATCTGGAACGTTTAAACGTGCCTGCGGTTGCACTAATTCAAATTTGATGCCTTGACAATGAGCTTTTAAATTCTCGTTAAATGTCTTAATTTTGAACGCATCTCCATTATTGAACATTGCATTATAATTTTCACTAATTACAATGTCAACACCTGTTATTGGACTTGTTATTATATAGGTTGACTTCTCTTTTCCGTATGCTACATCTTTTGCTTCAGTATCAACTAAAGACCAACCGACATCCCCACCTTCTCCTGCGGGGTCAAATGCTAAAATTCTCATTTTGTGTATCTCCTTATCATATAGCCTTTTTCGCTATCTGGTAGCGTGCTGTGGCTTGCTATCTCTTCAATCTCGCTAGACGTAGCGCCCATCTTTTGCGCTCTAAAAAGTGCCTTGTTAAGTGCTGAGTTGCGGTTACCCTCAGACGTTAAATTGTAA